AGTTGAACCATCGGATAACCTGAATCTACAAACATATGTTTTCCCTGATTCCATTGTTACCATTTCATCAAGGGTTATATGTGTAATATGTGTCTCCTCAAGATTTAAAGTCAAAGCTTTTATACGCCCTGACGCTATTCCCCATAAAGGCACATCATGGGACACCCTGACTTTATCACCTCTGTTAGCTACTAGATGTTCAAAGTCCATATTAAGGGTATATATTTCAGGCCGTAAACGGGCTTGTGCAATATGGAATCTGCCAAATTTCCAGATTAAATCCGGGTCAGTTATCCCAGCTATCTCAATGGATTCAAATAATGTGGCATTCGCTGAGGTGTATCCATCATCGTAGACTATCCGCTCATCCCATTGGTATCCATTTTCTTCATTAACAAATCGTATCCTGAACGCATGAGGCGGATTAAATAATATTTTAGTAGAACTGAATCCCCAGGAGTTTCTTGGAGTAATATGTTGTACCAGCATTTGAGTTCCAGTATCGACTGTAACATTCCATAACCCATTTTTAATTATTGGCGAAGCCCTTCCCGCAACCGCTATATCAGAACACGTATCCCATACAGAGCTTTTGGTATCATAATATAAATTAAAAGCATATCCATTGGTCACACAAAACTCGTACCATTCCCCAAGTTCGGCATCATTTAACTGTGCGGCCGTGCGTGCTTTTGCATTCGCTGTGCCCATTAAAACTTGACGATATAATGCAGCAGGATTATTTGAAACTGTTTTATTTGCATCACCTGTTGTCCAGGCCTCACCATCCCAAGTATCAACATAAGAAGATACAATACCATTCAGAGTATTAATTACTCCATTTAATTGGTCTGTAGCCTTTATTCTTAAAGCCGTCGCAGCAACTGGGAAAGGCGTTTGAATAGGATTATCACAAACTATGCTTCGCAGATTCACCCAATATACTTCGTCTACGATTTGATCATCGGTTGAATCTGCTGTTTGCCTTGTAATCCCTATTTCATAAGCCTTTGTTTTATCAACTGTCCATCGGGTACCATATCTTATTGCTTTTGTAGTAATATCTCTGAATGTTTTCGTTTCATGAATTGTCCATGACCCCGCCCCTACTTCTCGATATTGGATTAAAACGGTTATCTGCCTCTGTATTTTACTACCATCATCTGCTATCTTGCATAATCCATTAGGAAAGGCTACATCAACCGAAAGCTCATCACAATAAGGCTCTGCTGTCCTTTGAATCATTCCACCAACGCTGGATAAAATAACGCCTACACTTTCTTGATGTATTGTTGAAGGGAAAAGTGTTATAGGATCATCATCAGACCATCCTTCTCTTGTCTGTACTTCAACATCTGAATATGAAGACAAAAGTGTTTCACCAATTTTAATATCATCTATTTTTAAGGGTCCATAACCCCATATGACAAGCATTCTTAGATATTCATCACCTCCAAGTTTTTCAACAAGAGGAATGTAAGTCGGCTCTATGTAAGGAAGATTGGGGCCGTAAATTACCGGATCAATAGGCATTAAGACTTTAATTTCAGATAATACCTCATCAGTGATTTCTGTATAACTACCTGATCCCAATGGTGGATAAACTCGATTAATACCAAGATTGACTGGAATTACGCCCCAAGGATTGGCACTATTTGATCCACCATTAATGGCATAAGTAGGGGAGTCTTTATAAGATTGTTTTGAATCCATTGAGTAACGGATAGGGGCAATGGCATTAACAAGTAACATACCCGCTGTAGAAACCACAGCAGCGGCAGCAGCCCCGCCCAGGGATCCACCAATATAACCTTTTGCAGCCCACCATTGTCCTGTCCATGCTGCGACAATAACGACCACAATCGTTAGTATAATTCTTAATGGATTCTTTTTACCATCTCCACCCATTAAAGGCACAGATATTAAAACATGATCATTGGGGGAGGGTATGTAATCCCATCGTTCAACAGTCAAAGGATTTCCGTTAATCTCAACTATGCAAGGAGAGATATCGCCCTGGCGCTGGATTATCTGTCTTATGGAAAGGCCTTGTTCAACAGTAACCACCTTTGGAGCATGAAGCTTTGAAGGTGAAAGTATTATTTCTTTATTTTGCATAGCGATAAAATCCTTCCACTTTATCTTTCCACATGAGAGAATCAAATCTTTCAATCGTTGAGTTTATACCCCGGTCAATATGAAGCATTCGATATTTATCTATTACAAGCCCTGCATGATACAACATACTTCCAGTTCTGATTAATATCACGTCAAAAGGTTCAGGCTTTTCAACCTTTAACCAATTATCTCTATTATGTTTCATAAGCCTGGTAATCTTTAACAGTGATTCTACTGTCTCATTAATTTCAACATCAGGATAATCAGGCAATTCAATCCCCAGCCGATCTTTATAAACCAAACATATTAATCGATAACAATCACAGCCTTGCCTTGTTTTTCCCTTGGTATCAAACGGAATACCGATATATTCATCTAAATTTTGCACTAAAAAACTCCTGGAAAGTATGATGGTACAAAAGAATGAGCTGGGTAAGGCTCAGTCACTAATGTTTCAATAGTTAAGGTCCCCGTTATTAATGTATCGTTATATTTTATTTGAGTGAGATTAAACTCCGGCCAGCTTGCGTCTATTGTATCAAGCGCATTGTCCATCACAATATCAACCTGACAGGTAATAGGTGTAAAGACGGACCGGATAGCCTCAATGTACGCTCTATGAATGTTATCTATTTCAAGGGTCATGTCCCCTGGTCCATCATCGGAATCATCAGGAAGTTTAATCCTGACAGGAAGGAAAATATAAGTTTCCCCGTTCGATATCGTTCCATAAACCACATCTAAATCAGTGGTAAATTCTTCAATTCTCTGCGTCGGATCTGTACTGATTCTAATATCATCCGCAAGCCCGGGATGAGACAAGGTGATCAAAGCAATGGGCACCCTGCCTGTCTCTTGTGCGAAGGCCGCTGCTCTGAAATTAAGACTGGTAGTTGTCAAGGAAGTATCTCCAACGATAAAGATATTTTATACAGTTTACCAAGCGACACCCACGAAGGCACCCCGGTAAATCTCATTTCGCAGGCTGTCGTATGTCCAGGCGGTTCTGTCCATGAGAATCTTAACGCCCCCCCAAGTAGTGTCGAAGTAAAAAAGGTTTTAAAAGTTGCTAACTGAGTCGTGGTCACTATGATATTTCCAGTTACAGGCCGCACCCCAGCAGTAAATCGCCGTCTGATCTTTTTCGGCCCCATGTCCATACTACTTTCAATTGTGGTATCAGCAGGGGATTCGCCGTACCCATCAAGTAGAAGTTTTTGAGGTAAAGATGCTTCCCAAGCAGGTATTGTCATATTATCTCCGCGTTATCTGAGGCGCTACGCCCCTTTGAGTTAGAGCCTTGTTTGATGCGCTGCCCATTTTATTCAGCTTACTTGCGACCGCCTGATCTATCATAACGTCAAGTTCCAGCCCTCCGGAGGTTTTGCGTTCTGAGGTTTTAACATCGGCTCCAACATTGTTGAAAATATTAATGGTGTTTGATCCTCCCAATTTATCAGCGGGAGTCATCACGCCTGAAGTTCCTGGTGTAAAAAGTTCAGGCTGTGCCCCTGTGCCCACAAAATAAGACCTGCCAGCAGATACCAGCCCGCCTGAGTCGCGCGCGGGCAAGAGCATACTCGCACCCCCCGCACCCGGTGACGATGCCATAACAGCATTAGCTCCCCCGCCAAAATAGGCACCCATCATATTAAATATAGGGGCCATTAATTGCTGATAAACAAACATTTCAACCATATCGGAAATCATGGATTCAATCATTTCCCCAAAAGAAGAAGTCCCTTTTAATGCAAAATCAGTGATAGCCTTTGCGCTGGTTCTACCCCATCCCTGTATTTGTTTTCCAAGTTCTTCAAATGTATCAGTTCCATTTTTCTCCATATCTTTGAACATCTTTCCATCAATAGCACTCATTTGTTGAGCTGTATATTCAGCTACTTTTAATTTATCAGCCCCAGCATCAAGCCATAATTGTGCTTGCCTCTCAATTTGTAGCCTATCCATTTCATATTGATTCAGGCCGATTTCTTCATATTTTGAATTAAACTCCTCAAGGGTTTTAATTCTTTTTTCTTTTAACTGTTTTTCAGCCTTATCTATGTCGTTAAAATATTCAAATAAGCCTTTGTCTACATTAGATAAAATACTATCTTGTTCACCAAAAAAATCATTGAGTTCTTTTTCTATGTTTTTTATTGTTTCAGATGCTTCTTTCTCAACTTGATACCATGATTTCTCGTTTGTCTCTATATCACTAAACCCTTTCGGTATTTTTTCTCTAACTTTATTTTTAATATCTGAATCAGGCCTTGACATTACATCAACGATGTGCTGCCTTTCAAAAAAAGTCTTTGATGCAAATTCTTTTAAAGACATTCCCAGTTGGCCCTGTTTCGCTAATTGAGCAGCTTGCCCAAGCGTTCCGGTTATAGATCTTAATCCGGCATATTTTGCAACTGAAGCCAGTGACTTAGCTACTTCCCCTATGTTTTTGGCAAAATCAGCCATTGAAGTTTGAAATGATTGATCTTTTATCGCATCAGTTATTTGCTTTATAGCATCAGCCGCACTATCCAAAAAACCACTTTCAGACATTGAAACCTTTAAATCAATAACTGCTTCTTTCCACTTATTCGTGGCCCTCATTGCCTCATTAACTTTTCCTGAATATTTCGCGTCTAGAGCCCTTGCAAATTTAGGTAAAAAATCATCAGAAAAAATAGTCCCGGCTTTTAATTGCTTATCAAATTCCTGAGTGGTCATATTCATGGCTTTGGCCGCTAATGAAAATGCACCAGGTAATTGATCGCCCATTTGCCGCCTTAACTCTTCAGATGATACTTTGCCTTTAGACATCATTTGTTCAACAGCATACAATGTCAGCTTTGTACGTTCAGACGATAAACCTAAAGTGGTTGATGCTTTCATCACTGCTTCGAAAATGTTCCTGGTTTCTTGACCTGCTAAATTCGTGGCTTTTGATGCAGCTAAAACACCCTTGTATGAATCCACCAATTCCCAAAAATTTTGACCCAATTTATCGGAAATTTGTCTTAAAAAATCCAGTTCACCTGCCGCTAATTCAGCACTCCCTGAAATTTCCCCAAGTGCTAATTTAAGTTGAGAGGCCTTAACCCCCGCGGCATAAATACCTTCTAACCCTGCTATCCCTTTTTGCATACTGGCATAGGCCCCATAGATAGCCGCTGTTAAGCCTAACCAATTATCTTTTAATGTTTTGATAATAGAAATGCTTTTCCCGTACTGTTCTTCATGTAGCTGTTTAAGCCTTGATGTCAATGCCTGTTCAGCCCTTAATCTATCATCAGCCGTAGACCTGGCACTATTCTTTATGCCCTCATAGGCATTAACCGCTCTTTGGCGTAAAGCGTCAAACATGGCAGCAGACTTTATGCCTAAGTTGGTATAATTCTTTTCAATGCCTTCCGTGACCTGCTTTGCATCGTTAAAGATTTCTTTCTGCTTTTTATTAAGCTTTGCTGCATCAAAATCAAATTCGGTTATGAGTCTACCTATCCGATGTCCTTCCATTATTCAAGCCCCATTGCTGATCTTATTTCCTGGATAGAAGCGTCTACAGTCGGTCTAAAAAATGGCCGCTTAAATTCAAATATTTCTGCGTAATACGCGGCTTTATTACCAACCATTACCCATATATTATCTTTTTCAAAAATGTTATTTCCTGATACATCTTTTTTCATTCTTCTGACAACTCGGCAAGATTCTAATAATTGCCCAGCTCTTCTCGCTGTCCACCATATACCAGTATAATGATACTTACCTTTAGGATATATCCTTTTATAAACGCCCCTATTTATAGGCTTTGCGCCTGTTGCACCTATTTCCGATCTTAATCTTTGGACTACTCTATCCTTAAGGAGATAAGCCGCATCAAGAGCCCTTGCCATTGCAACCTCTTTTAATGCTTCATCAGCTATATGTGGGTTCCAGAATTCAACACGCATTTTATACCCCAAATATCCTTTCAGCGTATGCCTCAAGCTCTTCTGTGGTTAATTCTTTTTCCGGCTCTTCTTTTATCTCTACGAAGTTCATGAAGTCACGCGCGATAAAAGGTTCAGGTTTCTTTTCAGTGTTACGGTTTACATTTGCAAAA